CGTAGAGCGGCTTCCCCAAGTGAGGTCTTTGCAGGGGCCGGCTCGACTACACCTGGATGGTATAACACCAAAACTGGAGAAATTGCAATAATTCCTCTTAGAAGAGATCAAACTAAATATATCACAGCCCATGAGCTTGGACATAACTACTTGCGCAACAAATACGGGTTGACTGGAAGCGAAACTGAAATCCCGGCATCTAAGATAGCTTATAATATCATCAAAAACCTTCCTGAGAAGGACGTTGATGTTGTTCCTATTATAAACGCAGTGGCCGGGGTTGGAGATAAAAAGGACATTGAAACTTACAAGCGAGCTGTTGACGAAATTGCCAGATTTGAGCGGAGTATTCCTTTTGAAATCTATACTAACAGGTCTGTTTGGAAGTAGTGTGTTGATTTGACGTTGGCAAATAGGTGTGAGCATGTCGCGATACCACTATTTTATGCGGAGTGACATAGTTAATGGTTGACTTGAATAAAGGTGTGCTTCGAAAGCTCCAGGAGTGGCGCAACAGTCCATTGCAGTTTGTGCACGACTGCATCCAAGTTACACCGACTGAGCAACAAATCGAGCTTTTGCGAGCCATCCGTGAGAACAAGCGTGTATCTGTCCATTCTGGCCATGGAACGGGGAAGGATGGCTGCGCCTCATGGATTATCCTTTGGTTTCTGACCACCAGACCCTTTGCAAAGGTTGTCTGTACGGCGCCCACGGCGCATCAGTTGTCTGATATTTTGTGGTCAGAAATTTCTAAGTGGCTAAGGAAGTCAAGTCTTGCTGATGAGTTTGTTGTTCAGAAGGACAAAATCTTCCAAAAAGATCACCCAAAGGAATGGTGGTGTCGCGCAATCTCAATTTCAGCCCGCGCATCTAAGGAAGAACAGGCCGAAACCCTCGCTGGTCTGCATGGGGATCACCTTTTGATTGTAGTCGACGAAAGTTCTGGTGTTCCTGATCCTGTCTTCATTCCGCTTGAAGGTGCGCTAACACAGCCTGATAACAAGGTTTTATTGATCGGAAACCCTACTCGAAACAGTGGATACTTCTACGATACGCACTATCATGCAACTGCAAAGAATGATTGGGCGCGACTGCATTGGGATTCGAGGAAATCCTCCAATGTTGATCCTGGCTATCCTACATACATGGAGAGGAAGTATGGAGTTGATTCAAATGTCTATCGTATTCGTGTTCTTGGGCTCCCTCCTCTTGCTGATGACACAACGCTGATACCACTTTATGCGGCAGAGCAGTGCATTGGTAATAAGTTTGACGTGGCCGAGGATGAGCCGCTTTACATTGGAGTTGATGTTGCGAGGTATGGAGAAGATGACTCTATCATTCTTCCCCGCCGCGCCAACCTTATTAAGCCGTGGGAACGCTTCAATGGTCTTAACACTATCACTCTTGGTGGCTTTATCAATCAATCCTATCAAGAAAACGGCGCGGAAGGGTGTGCTATTGATGTGATAGGAGTCGGGGCTGGCGTTGCAGATTGGTTACAGAAGCAGGGGATGCGGAACCTCTACATGGTAAACGTGGCTAATTCAAGTTCTGATATGTCTAAGTACGACAGATTGAGAGACGAACTTTGGTGTAGGGTTAGGGATAAGTGCTTACTTGGTCTTTACAGCTTTCCTGACATTAAGAAGCCACAGGATACACTTTCAATGGGACAGGAGTTGGCAAATGAACTCGCGTCAGTCAGATACAGCTTCAATAATCACGGCGGAATTAAGGTCGAATCAAAAAAGGAGCTTAAAGCACGGGGCGTGTCCTCTCCCAATGTTGCAGATGCACTTTGTCTATCTGAATATTTTGCGAATGTGTCAACCAGAGTATTCAAAAGACCTCGAGAAAGATCTGACATAGGTATTCCAGCGTGGAAAATTGGAAGGGATATAAGGCGAAGACGAAGTCAAACTTGGATGGCAGTTTAATAATACATTATATGGAGGATTGACAAATGGCTGGGAGAATATCAGATCTTATCATAAAGAAGCTTATTGAGAGTCAGGGTGGGCAGGGAGGCCCGGCTGCCCCAGATATTCGGGCGGCGATGGCAGATGGAGGCGGTCCAGCAGTTGATCCAATGGTCGACTTTATTGCTAAGAAGTTGGCAATGTTGGACGGCTCCCCTGAACAGAAATATCAGATCCTTGTGCAGATTCTTCCGCAGATCGCTGATGCGTTTTTGATGAGAGCGCAGCAAGCTGCGGCAGCGGGACCGGGCGGATCAGCACCTTCTGCGGCACCCCCTCAGTATGACATAGCATCGAATATGGGAGGGTATCCTCAGCAGTAAATAACATGTTTCTTTAACTGCCTTAACGCGAATTACCGCATGGGTTCTGACTTGAAATATGGCAGTACGTAGGAAAGTTAAGAGAGCAGTTAAAAGAGAAAGTGTAAAGGAATATTGGACTTGCAGGCGGTGCAATAGCAAAAAGAGAGTTGTGGGACATCATGTTACTTATAGACCATCATATGTTGCTCCTTTATGTACGCTGTGTCATGCTAAGATAACTGCTCTTAATACAGCAGTTGCTATTGCAACGGGGATTACTAAGACGAATGATATAAGAAGGTGCAATGAGAATCGTATGGTAACCTGGAAGTGGTTTTTGAAAAAGCGAAGATTGTCTTCTATTGAAGGATTATTGAAGATTTTGAAAGTTGACTATGAGTATAGCGATTCTCAAATTGAGTTTATTGAGCAGGCTGGAAACAGGTGTTTGTAATGCCAACCGTGACTGGTAAAATAGTATCTCGTTTTGTAGTTGATCCTGAGTTTGAGAAGCAGTATCTGCGAGTTTTGATCAGGCCTTACGAACAACTTAATTTTGTTCAGCGTTTTCTTAAGCCTGAGCAGTATGGTGTCCTTCCAATGGAAGGTAATAAGGTAGGGACACACTTGATGTCGCATGCTGAAACTGATAAAGGATATGTAGTCTATCCTCGTATAATTCAACGAAGTGAGGACAGTCCATTAGAATTATTATCACCGGATGAGGCAAGAACTTATGCTTTAAAGAACAAACAGTTTATTCCCGTAGATTCGGAAGCGATTGCACAGTTTCTTGCTGAAAACTATAAGAAAGTAGCAGGTAAGTACTAATGCCATATAAAATGACCAAGACAAGCAGTGGTTATACCGTTAGTTCTCCGAATAGAGTGCATGGTAGGCACATGACTCTTGAGAATGCAAAGAAGCAGATTCGTTTACTGAATGCCGTTGAGTATAATCCTGAGTTTGCAGCGATTCTTAAGAAGAAAAGAAAAGCAAGCAAAAAGAATGTCGCTATGCCACGATCTTAGTTTGTTGGAGCTTATTGCAGCATAAAGGGGAAAAATGAACTATCCTGATAAGTCAGCAATAGAAACAAGGCCGTTATCTACTACTTCATCTGATAGTACGGATGACGACTCTATACTTCTTAATAAGTTGATGGATTGGCTGCACACTGCTGAGACTTCTACGTCTGAGTCAGATTGGCGTATCTATGCTGAAGAGTCATACGACTTTTATGCTGGGCGGCAGGACACGGATGAGGTAATTGCGATTCTGGAATCTCAGAACAGATCCGCTTCTGTTTATAATGAGATAAAGCCCAAGATCGACATGCTGATTGGATTGGCTGCGCAGAACAGAAAGGCACCTCTTGTATTTCCTGTTGAAACAAACGATGCAGGACTAGCAGAGATTGCAAATGGGGCCTTTAAGCATTTTAGGCGTACTTCAAGAATGGCTCGAAATGAGATTGAATGCTTTGAGCATATGACTAAGTCAGGTCGGGCACTTTTGCATTTTTACATTTCTGGTGATGACCCGTTCAATCCTGAAATAAAAAGTAAGCGTATTCATGGCAGGGATTTTTGGTTAGATCCCTTCTCTGTTGAATACGATATGTCAGATGCCAGATTCCTTTTCGTTGATAAGTACTTTACAAAGGAAGACATTGAGTGCTATTTCCCTGATGTTAGTCCAGATGAGATGGCACAGTTATCTACGGACAATCCAAATAATCCTTCTTTCTATTCGCAAGAACGCGATTTATACCGTATAACTGAGTGTTGGTATAGAGTAGTCGAGAAGGTCTATTGGGTAATGAATCCTCTTACAAAGAGATCTGAGTCTCTTTCTGAAGAACAGTACAAAGCCTTTAAGAAACAGATTAAAGACGGTTTGACACTGCCAGATGGTAGAGAGTTTAAGAAAGACGACTTTCCGGCAATGGAGAAGTTGCGAAAAACTGTTCACTATGCCATCTTTTCAAACACTAAAATAATTGAGAAGGGACCTTCTCCCTATAAGCATGGAGAGTTTCCGTATGTTTTGTTCGGAGCTTTTAAGGATGATAATGAGAACAGATGGTTCGGTGCTATTGAAGTGATGAAAGATCCTCAAAGGGGAATAAATGTCATGAGGCGGCAACTTCAGTATTTGCTTCAGACTGCTCCGAAGGGCATTTTCATGCATGAATCTGGTGCGGTTCTTGACATAGAGAAGTATGAACAGCGTTCTTCTGAGCCGAACTTTCATATGGAGTTAGCTCCTAATGCTCTGGCTCAGGGAAGGGTTAAGTTCTCAACTCAACCACAAATCAGTCCAGTCTATGCACAACTTATCGGTCTTGACACTCAGATGATGAAAGATGCTTCTGGTATTCAGGACTCGCTGCTTGGTATACAGACATCTTCGCGTGAGCCGGGCGTTACGGTGAGGATGCGACAGGAGACTGGGCTGGCTGTGCTGTTTGTTTTGTTTGACAATTATAGAGAAGCACGTCTGCAGGCGGGAAGACAACTGCTTTCTCTTATTCAGCAGTATATAACTGACGCCCAGTTAATTAGAATTGAAGGGGAAGAAGGGGCCAAGCTCATTCAAATAAATACGCAGCGCGATCCTAATGCTCCTGGGTTCAATGATATTTCTGTTGGAAAGTATGATCTTGTTGTGGATGAAGCTCTTGAAAATCAGACAATGCGAATGGCTGTAATGCAGATGTTGACTGAATATAGCCAGAATAATCCTGGAACTATTCCGCCAGATCTTATACTTGAATATAGTGACCTTCCTATTTCCGCAATTAATAAAGTTCGTGAATACACTAAAATGATGTTGGAAAGGGAGGAGCGAGTTAAAATGGCTGCAACGCAGGCCGAGCAGCAAAAGAATGCTGATTCGGCGGCCATTGAGCGTATGGGACTTGACGTAAAGATGCAGATTGCAGAGTTGAATGCTGCTGTTAATCTCCTTATCGCCCAAATGAATGAAGCTAAAGACAGAGAGAAAGTGGATAAGACCACTCAGAATAAAAAGGAAGTTGAGGTTATTAAA